AATCTTACTTTTTCAGACCATAAATTAACCTTTTCTTGCTCATATATCGTAGAAGCGTTAGTAAGAGTTAATTCAAAATTTGTCATTTCCGAATCCTCAATACCTTGTGCTGCTAAGTGAACTACTGCAATTTTTGCTAATTCACTAACAACTGTACGTTGAATTCTTTCAATAGTTCTTGCAAAACGAACATCTTCTGCTGCAAGAGTTGCTTTACCATTTACGTTCTCATCATAAGATAAGTAAGCTTTTGGTACTCTTAATGCTGCAAATAATTTATTTTTTAAATAATCAATATCCTCAATTGCTGCATAATCTAATCCTGCTAAATTATCAATAGAAGTTCCACTATCACTACCACGAACAGGTAAGAAGAAATCTTCAGTAAGATTTTGAATATTATATTTTAAGTTGTAATCACCTGTATTTTTATCAACGAATGGAGTTTTCTTCATTTTGTTGATAATCTTTTGCATATAGTTATCCACTTCTTGTGGTGGAATGTTACCTATATCAATTTTGAATACTCTCTTTTCAGGTGCTCTCATAATACGATGGATTAACATCGCATCTTCCATAAGGGATAATTGTTTCCAAATTCTTCTTGCACCTTCAATCATTGCTTTACCATAAGGAAGGAAATTTGTATCTGATAACATTCTGAAGTGAGCCATTTCATATTGCTCATATTCTTTTTTACCAAATCTATCCAATTCAACTTTATATTTTACATAATCAGGATTGTTAGGGTCAGTACCTTCTAATCTTTCTACGTTATATGTTGAGTGTGGCATTACATTAATAATACCTTTACCAGGCATAATTTCTAATGCTAAGAAAGCATCACCATATTTTACTAAGTTTCTAATCCAAGGCCACAAATTAAATTCTATGTTCATTATATCATAGAATAAATTATGCAATAGTTCTCTTACATTTTCGTTTGTTGATTTAATTTGAAGTACATCACCATATTCATTCTTAGTTGTACTTTCATCAGCATATATATCTAATGCAGAAGAAATAATAGGGTCTTGGTCCATAGCATCATAATCTCTAAAAAGTTCTCTACGAACTTGATGATATGCCATAGATTGTGCACCCTGGTGTGTTTCGAAGTATGACCTTTGTAACTTAGTGTATCTATCTCTAAGATTCACAAAGTTTGTGTTTGATTGGCGGTCTTCTACATCAACAACTTTACGTTTACCATCTTTATCAACGGTAACGACTGCGTTTGTTGAAAATAATTTCTTTAATCTACCAAAAAAACTTCTGTCATCTAATTCTTGTTCTGCCATAATTTATTTTACCATTTTCTACAAGACCAATATCTTGCTTTTGTTCTTGGACCCGGATTATCACAATTATGTCTTGCTCTGAAAGATTTTCTTCTATCAGGGTTAGACTTTTTAATTCTCATTGTTTTATCTCCAAAGTTTACCTTAACTACCTTTCCAGTTTTTGGGTTCTTAACATAAACTTTAAACTTTTTAACATCACCCTGCATTGGTTTACCTAATTTAACCTCTCTACCTTGATACTCTGCTTCGTAAACACAATTACATCCTGCTTCATCTAAAGATTGTGAATAGGATTTAAGATATTGAATAAAATCATCCATATCTTCTTGCTCTACATCCAATTCATCATAGTCATCAATTGGGTTATCCGTTGGTGTATCTCCTTTGGAATATGCATTATCTACATATTCATCTTCTTTTAGGATATTTGTTAATTTAATCATTTTGGTTTACTTTTATTTTGACATATACAATAAATATCGGAAAATATCAAAACGCTATAATTTATAACCATTGAGTTAAATCTTCAAAATCATCACCGATTCTCATCTTCCAAGGATTATCATCTAAATTAGAACCACCATATACCCCAGAATATTGTTGGTTTGATGATATACCACCCAAAGCCCTCTTTGTAAGGTCTATTCCTTCCTGTTTTAATCTAAGTGCAGTATCCCTAACCCACAACCCAATACAAAATGCCATCACCAAATCATCATTATATCCTTTCATTGCTTCAGCTCTACCATTCATAAAGATAAAAGTAAATAATTCATCTATTAAACGATTAGAACGTACAGTTACCGATTTTTCTCTAAAATATTCATCCAATTTAGATACAATTAGTGGTCTAGTCTTAGATGTTGTTGAGAATCCAGCAACCATACCTCTTTCTTCAGCACGATATTTGTTTCTCATTTGATTCTCCACATCTACATATTTTAAATCCTTACTCATATAGAATAAGTTTTTATATTGTCTATCTATTACTTGTTGAATACACGCCCATCCGATATTTGCGTTCTCTATTACAAGTAAAGCATCATTATATTGTGTAGATAATTCAACTAAAAAGTTTCCAAAATCTTTAGTATCAACCTTACCTTTATATTCTGCTACTTGAGTACAACTTGTTATATCCATAACATGAGCTGCGGAATAATCCGAACCATCACCTCTGGCCACATCGGCAATTACCATATAAGAACCATTTGCAGTTGGGTATTCCCATCTCCAAAGGTTTCCATCAAATCCAGTTTTTTCTAAAGGTTCTTGGCAATATGATTCTTTATAAAACATCAATAATTCTGGGTCTATAACTGTATCACCCGAACTTACGAAATCACAATCACACTCTTGTGCTGCTTTCTTTTGTCCTAATAATTTCTCTTGCTCATCTCTCCAAGCCTGTCCTCTTTCAGGGTGAACTGTCCAGTGTAATCTAATTGTGTTAAAAGGATTTACACCTTCTTCTGCACCTAACCAAGTTTTATGAAACCAGTTACCCACACCATTAGGAGTAGATAATGCAATACAACTACCACCCGTTGATAATGTAGATTGAGCCGCTACCCAAATCTCATCAATATCATCAATGAAGGCGGCCTCATCAAATATTAGAAGTGATAAGGCTTCAGAACGTCCTGCATCAGGTGAAGATGCAATTGCTTTAATTTGAGAACCATTATGTAAACGAAGGGAAAGTTTGTTATCTTCCAAAGAACCACCTTTTAACCAACTAGGAAGTAATTCATGCATTACCCTCACTTTAGTTACTAAGTTTTTTGCTACATCTTGCTTTGTTGCGATAACCAACACGTTAAAATCCGAATTGAATATCATTTTCCAAAGTGCGTATCCAGCCGATAGGGTTGAAATACCAGTTTGACGTGATTTCAATACTATATTAAATCGGTTATCTTTAAATTGTGTTAATGTACTTTCCTGAAATGGAAAAAGATGAAAAGGTATTTTACCTCTCACAGGGTGCTGAATCATACAATACTTCTTCATAAAGTGAATTGGGTCTACCGCACACTTTTTGTATTCATCTGCAATAATCTCTTTTAAAGATTTCTTTTGTGTTATTCCAGTTGGTGTAGCCATATTAATCAACAGGAGGTTTTACTAAATCGTAACCTTTATCTTTTAGTTGTTCCCAAGCTTCGTTTCTTAATTTTTTAGCTTGTTGTATTTCTTCTTCAAAACGAGTAATATCTGCAAGTATTTCTGCTTTTAATTCATTTACATCTCTTTCCATACTCCACTTTTCCAACGTACCATCTTCTTGTACAACTTCATATTCTTGCTTAGCATCATTATAAGCTTGTTGAAATTGTGAAATAACATCTTTTCCATATGAAATCATATTATTATATATTTTATAATCTTCATATGCTTCCCACAATCCATCTAATTTAATTACTAATTCTTTCTTTGCTAAACAAGTTGCACAATATCCTGTCTTAGAAATAAGTTTTTTATCAGCTCTACTTAATTTTATTGTACGACAATCATCCGATTTACAAGTATTTAATTTATTTAAATAAGCTCTAGCATCTGCCATAATATCACCCAACTCAGAAACTTCTATCTTTCCAGCTGCATGTTGTTCCCAAGACTTACCATTTTCATCAGTCCATCTTTCACCAACCTTGCGTTTTACTTTTTCTTTATCTGCTCCAGAAAATGATATTTGGGTATTCTTTTCATAATCACCACCAGTTAATACCATATCTACCAACTTCCTACGAGTTGGATGCATAAACTTTTTATTAAATTCCTTTGCCATATTATATACAATATATTCGTATATATAAGTATATCAAAATATAATAAAAAGATTATTTATCGAAAAAAATACCTAAAATTTGATTTAGGGGTGCGAATGCACCTGTTAATTTGTAAGTGTTACCACCATATACGAATACAATACCTTCATTTGGTACAATCTTTTCAAATCCACCCAAAGCATTTAATCTTTCTAACTCTAATTTTAATTTTGCAATTTTCTTAGGGTCACCACTTGCTTTTACTTGAGATATAGTACTCTCTAAACGAGATACCATTTGTTTTTTGGCGCTATCAGGATTTGCTGTAAGTACTGAACTCATAAAGGATAATACATCCGCTCCAACTCCCAAAAATATTTCTTCAAACTTCATTAGGTTTTGTTTAGATATTTTTTGTTGGTCTTGTTTGTCAGTTTGTTCAGCCCAAGCTCTTAATTTTGCATCTTGGATTGTATTGATACGGAATGATTTATCACCAAAAGCCCATCTTTTAACCAATCCTATTTTTTCTTGTGTATCTAATTTCTTTGCACCCTTTTCTACAAACTTAGTCCACCATGCTTGATGATAATCAGCAACACCATCTGAATCGGATAATCCAAATTCAGATTGTAGTTTACCAATCATAGAAATATACTTTCCTTGCAATTTAGAAAGATGTTCTGATTTTGGAATCTTTTGCATTGGTGGTCCTTGAATTGTATATTTTGATTGAACATGTCCATTTACTTGCTTAATCATACCAGCAAGTATTTTTGCAGCCTGTTGGTTTTCTCCAATTACATTACCATCTTTATCATATTCAAAAGTTCCGTGAAATACTAATAATGGTTGTCCATAAGGAATTACATTTACTGATGTTGGGTATATTACTTCCAAATTCATAAAACAACTACCACCTTTGAATATCATTTTTCTTTGTGGTTCGGATAGTGCTCCTATTGCTTTTGAAAGGTCACTCATAGCGAAATTGTAAGCATCTGTAAGTCCACCTCTACCGGCAAACTTATCTGCAACTTGTCCAATCGTCATAGCACCAGCTCCTTTGTTCTTTAGGTGTGATTTGTTACGAGCCGCAACTAATCTACCATTTACCCAACTAACTGCTAATGCCTGCCCATCAGTCTTTTCTCTTGCTAATTCTAAATCACCATTTAAGGCTCTTACTACAATTTGTTTTAAATCACCAAAGGTAAGATTCATTTCAATATCAAACGGATGGTTCATATGTCCATAAGCCCCACCTTCTAATAACAATCCTTTAAAGTTTGTGGACTAATTTTGTGATGTTTAGCAATATCCTTTAATGTCATACCTTTTGCTAAACCACCAGGTATTTGGTCTTCTTTTACAGGTTGATATTCTTCACTACCATCTTTATCCAATTTAGATTTTAATTTCTTAACATCGTTTGGATTTGGTGCTCCGTTAATATATCCACCAGATAATGATAAACCTATACCAGCTCCACCACCTAATCCTTCTTTAATATCTTTTTTAGGTATTCTAAATGTTACTGCTTTCTTACCATTAATAGTTGGCATTCCCCATTCATCTTTACCTATGGATTTAACAACAACTTTTTTGTTTTTAAATTTACCCATTAGGATTTCATCACCAACCTTTACATTCAATTTGATTTCTTCATTAATACACTCTTTTAATTTCTTTAATTTAAGAGTAATCATTTTGAATATCTGGTCATCAAACTTTGGATATGCTTTTGTAAAATTCTTTTTTCTTTCAGCTTCCGAACCGCTACTTAACCAATAACGAACAAGTAAAATATTTTCCACCTAAACGTGAAGAATCTTTTTCACCTACAACAGTTATAAAACCAGTTGTATCTGAATCAAATTTATTAAGTATTTCTTCTGGAGCATATGGATTTCTTACATTAAAGATTTTGTTTGATGGAATACCAAACATCTTTTGCATTATAGCTTTTTTTTCTTTAAATCCAAATGGAGATTTTTTTGAATCGGTTACATCGGAAGTTCCTATATAAACATTATCCTTTCCGAACTTCTTAACCAAATGGTCATACGTTGCATAGTGACCCTTATGAAAAGGTTGAAAGCGGCCCGAATAGACAACTACTACCTTGTCCATCTGAACCGCTTCTTCCAATATACTTTCTACTAAAAATTTTGCTAATCCTTTCATATAGTTTTCTTACTATATAAATATTCGGATTATTCTTTTACAACTCTTAAGCCTTGTGAATTAGGTGTTGCGGCTTGTTGTTGTATTTGTTTTCTTGATGGTGCACCAGGTTGATATGTTATTGTACCATCTTGTAAATTTATTCTTCCTTGTGGATATTTATCATCTAAAGCATCTAAAAGTTCTCTTAATTCATCATTTTTTGCTTTAAACTCATCATCAAATTGAATTTGTAAGTCATCCAATCTTTTTAAATCAGCTTGAAGTTCGTTTCTTCTTATATAGATTTCTCCAAATCTGCTAACAATATTAGCTATTTGATTATTTACTTCAGTAACGTTTTGTAAAACGCTATCTTCCAACTTTACAGTTTCAATTTCTACTGCTTGCTTTTGTGGAATTTTATCTAATTCTGCCATAATATTTTGTTTTATTTTTTGTATATATAAGTATATTACTTTTGGTTTTTTAAAATCTTAGTTGTACTAAATCCTTCTATTTTACTAAAAAATTCTATTTTAGGAATATATTCAACTCCAATTATTTGGTCGTATTTGTAATCATTACCAATTACCATAATATCAGGTCCCCATTCTTTTATTCTCTCTATAAGTTCACTATCAGATTCAAACGATACAACGGAATCAACACCATTAATAGCAGATATAAATTCCATACGGTCATCTAATGTATTGAATGGTCTCCCATCTCCTTTTTTTGAACGAACTCTTTCATCGGTATCAATTCCCACTCTTAATAAACCAAAAGATGCTGCATGGGATATTAACCTAATATGTCCAATATGGAGAACATCAAATGTACCATTTATCCAAACCTTTTTCATTATAAAAATTTTTCCAATTCTTTAATTACCATTTCCGATGTAATAGATTTGGTACACTCAAATTGTCTTTCTGTTCCTTTATGGTCTGGGCACCAGTTCCAATCGCCAGCATTTAATCTTACTCTATTAAAACAACCTTCACACTTTCCTTTAGGTGCTGCTATTCTTATACAATCTTCCATCTCTGCCCAATCATACGAAAATCCACTTATTAAAACAGTTGGTACATCTAAAGACCAACTTAACCAACTCAACCCACTACCAATTCCAATAAACGCTTTAGATTTTTTCAATTCATCCATAACCAATTCAATTGGGCCGTTTGGATGCTTAACAATACCATATGGTAATTTATTACCCATATAATCATCACCTTCCTTTGAAATAAGTTTTACCGTATATCCTTTATTATTTAACCAATCAACCACATCTTGCCAACCAGTTGGGTTATTCCAAAATTTAGATTGTGCAGTTCCAAATACACCTATACAAACTTGATTAATTTTTTGTAATGATGGATTCTTTCTTTGAAGTTTTGGTTTTATTTCTTTAAATGGTAATCCTAAAATATCAGAACACATTTTTTGAAGTGTAACTGTTTTTGGGTCAATTGGATTTTTAAATAAATTTATAGAATCATCTTCATTATAAAATAAACCAATACAATACATTGCGTATAAATTATCTGCTGTATCTCCGGGTTTTATAAATTCTATATTTGGGTATTCACTTGCGAAAAAATCATTCATAAAAGTTGATGCTACCAATTTACAATTATGTTTTTTTCTGAATTCTTCTAAGTATGGAAACCAAGATAATGTATCTCCCAATGCTCTTGAATCTAGAGCAATATAAACTCTTTTATTAGATGCATCATATGTAAACTCATTCCATAGTTTACCATTTTCAAATATTTTAATTTTCCATTCTACAAAATATTCAATACTACATCTACACCAACAATTATTTCCTATTGTTGTTTTGTATTTAAGTTCTCCATTAGAATTATCAATAAACTCAACAGTGTATTTTGCTGTTTTTGGACCTGTTATTTCTACAAAAGGTCCTTTAACAAAATGATAATGAAGTTTATTTTGTTTATCTATTTTATTATTTAAATTCTTTTTTAAATTATCGTATATCATTAACTCCAAGTTTTAACTGTCAAATCTAATAATGAAAATCCCTCTGCCTGCTTACTATAAATTTTATTGGTAGTGTATCTATTTTTTGGATGATTATAAAATACGTGATTATACCAAAGGTCACCTACATCCCAACCACAATCTTTTATTCTTTCCATCCACCAACCTTTAGTTCGATTTGGAATTAGATATGCATGTGCAAGGTCTTGATTATATGCAGTTTTTGAAAATAAATCATCTATTTTATCTTTCCCTCTAGATGGATTATCTGCTAAACCTATAAAATAAACATCATCTCTTTCAGAAATAAAACATGCTTTATGTACTACATTTACAAATTCTTCCAATCCAGTATAAATGAATGCATCTGCTTCAAATATTAAAGTGTAATCAAAGTTTTCCTCATCGATTGTTTCCAATGCGTTTCTATGTGCTAAATAACATCCATAATGTCTACCAGTCATCCAACCCAATCCAGCACCAGGGTATAATTCACCCGGCTTATTATCTTTACTTATGTGTTCAGGCCTTCTACAATTTTCAGCAGGTGCCAATCCTTCATAAACTTTATTTACAATTGGTTGATATACCATACCATATTTCTCTAATTGCTTAATAGATTGGATGGATACTCTTTCTCTCATATCATCCGGTCTAGTCAACATATGTTTAATTTGTATTCTAGGTTTTCTACGAATGTATGAACGATTTCCTCTTGCGATTTGATTATAAAAAAATTCATCTGCCGCTTTTGTAACACCAGGAAAAAAACTTCCACCATAATCATCCCCAGTAATGTAACCACCTGGCTTTATTTTATTATACCATACATTTAAATCATTTGTTACATCTTCGTAAGTATGCCCAGCATCAATCATCATAAAATCAATACTACTATTTGCAAATTGATTTGCTGCATTTTTAGAAGTATCTTTTATTACATTAAAACTATCATAATTTTCAGATAAAACTGTATTATCTATAAATTCATAAAATATATCACCTTTAAATGAATTTACAATATTCTGATGTAATTCTTCATCATCAGTTCCTTTAAAGGTATCAATTGTTGTAAAATTAATTTTTTTCTTAGATTGCTTAATTTTAGTTGCTAAATAGTTTGTTGATTTACCAAACCAAGCTCCAAGCTCTACTACATTTGCAAATGGTGGAACTTTTTCAACAACCTCATCATACAAATCCGAATAGGAAAACCAACCAGGTATTTCATAAAAATCAGGTTGTAATTTTTCTAATATAATTCTTTTGGTCAATTTTAAATCATCATCAATGTAAGTTACTAAAGGATTATTATCATATGTATCCAAATAAGTGTGTAACTTTCTAAATATACAAGGTAATTTATAACTTAGTGCCTCTTTAACCGATAATGGATTTAATTCTAATTTTGATGAAAAATAAAAAAGGTCACAAGCTGCATAAAATGTATCTACATCATTTCTCTCACCCCATATGTGACAATTATCAGGAACAAATTCCATTAACGGTCTCCAATAATCTTCATAGTTCATAGCTTGGTTTCCTACAAAATGAAATTTAATTTTGTATTTTTCTAATTGTCTTGCTATATCAAATATTTCAGCTTGATTTTTACCAGGAGAAAATAATCCAACCATTAATACATGCTTCCAATTAGAATCAAATCCTAATTCTCTTTGGGCAGATTGTTTATCAAATGTATAATCTTCTATTGGATATTCCCATAGCATTGTCTCAACGCCAGTATTTTCAAATTTTAATCTACTCCACTCCGATACCAAAACATATCTATCTGCTTGATATATTATATCATCTGGATTTGTATAAGAACCATGTGTTGTTGCTACAATAAAATACTTTCTATCATTTGAAAATATTTTATCTAAAACAAATGTAGGTAAATCAAATTGTGGAATTTCTTGAAAATGTATAATATCAGGCTGAAAAGCTTCTATTACAGAAATAATTTTAGATTTATCTTCTGCTAATGTATGTACCGGAACTAAAGATTTAATTCTATTTTTTTGAACTACATACGAATCACCACCACTATTGTTTATTTCAACAACTTGTATTTCAAATTCATCTATAAAGTGTTTTACTTGCTTATAGGTGTATTGTGGTTGTCCGCCTGTGGATAAATGCGGACATACATAAAGTAACTTTTTCTTTGCCATAAATTGTAACAAATATACGAAATTATTTTGATTCTACCAAATTATTTTTCAAAGGTAACAACACCATCTACTAAATCAACTTCACCATTTGGATATTTTGCTTCTAAATCTTTCAATTTATCGTTTAATTCACTATTAATTGTCAAATATTGAGATTCCATACTTTGCATAGCAGAATTCATTTGTTTCAATTCTAAATGTAATTGTCCTATGTTTACAATTAATTCTGTTTGTTTATTTCTTAATTCTCTCAATCTTTCTATTAAAGATTCTTCTAATTTTTCAGTATATTTTTCCATATTATTCTTTGTATATAAATATATATCAAAATGTTAAGAATTCAATTTATTTTCTAAATCTTTTACTTTTTGTGATAATTCTTGAACCGCTTTCCACAATACAAATACTAATTCTTGTTTAGCAATACCAGAAGTCATCCATTTTTTAGGTCCTTCAGGATTATCAGGATCTTCAAACCAATCATAATCTACATATTCTTCCAATCCACCAGCTTCCAGTTCTTCGGCAATAATACCTATTTGTTGAGGTCTAGTTTCAGCATCTTTATCAATTTTCCAATAATAAGTCCTTATTGGAACATTATTTATAGCATCTAATATGGATGGATGCTGCCAATCTTCTATTTCTTCTTTAAATCTTCTTGCAGATGTATTTCTACCAACTCTCCAAGTAGATAGTGATATTTCCATACCTCTAATAGTACCACCACCAGGACTACCAACATTTGTTAATATTATAGCAGGTCTAACTCCACCATCAACATAAGTTGTTATTATACCGGCGTTACTTCCAGGATTCCAAGTTATAGCACCAGACCCCAATTCAATACTATTACCATTCATAGCAATTTTACCAGTACTGGCTGCTATATCAATTGCAGTACCGCCAGTTGTTCCGGATAATTGAAGTATGGTGTTAGAAGAATCACCTATTAAACTCATAAATCCTTTACTTTCTAATACCGAAATAGCTGCATTATCATTTCTTTGTAATTTAATATATCTATTAGGTGATGTTGCAACTTGAATACCGTCATTTGTCAATTCCACAACATTTACATTTTTTGATGCGGATATACTTGGTACACTTACTCCAAAACTAACAGTAAATCCCCCACCACTACCACCAGTACTAGTATTATAACCTTGGCAAACAAAGAAATATTTGATTTGATAATCAGTTGCCCCAGAATTTGGTGGTGAAAACGAAAAACTTCCGTTATACCCACTAAAGTACGCATAGGTTTCATCTATCCCACCACCCCAGTATGTAGATGCAACAATTACTTCTTGTATTAATGTACCAGAACCATCTACCCCAATAGTTGCACCTTGATAAATTCTATATCCCCAATATAAGTCCGCATAACCCGTACGGTTAAAAGCACTAATAACTTCAAAATCATCCGGCCAAAGAACACTACTATCTACATATAATCCAGAAGCCACATTAAATGTTTCCCCATCACTTTCCACATTAATATCAAAACCACCTGCAATCGAGGTTGGTCCATATGCAAAAGATACTGAAGATAGATTTATGGATGCGCCTGCTAAATTAGTCAATGCTCCATAGTTTACTTTAAGACGTGTTGTACCAGCTTCTTTAATCGCCATACCAGGAAGTGATGGGTCAAAGAATATTCTACTTGTACTATCTCTAAGGTTTCCGGTATCTTCATCAACGGTCCAGTTACCAATAGAACCTGCACTTGCATTAATTCGGCCGGATATAAGTGCGTCTGTTACTTGAAGTCCAGTTGGTCCTAAAGCAAAATTGTATCCAACTAAACTACCTGTGCCATTTGTTGATGTTAATTTAACCGCAACAGCACCAGTACCAACTTCTACAGTATCTCTGAATGTACCACTTGCTCCACTTAACGATGTTACAATTGCGCCAGGTCCAATATATGTAAGTGCATCATTTCCAGCATTAATAGCATTAATAGCAGCCATAGCTCCTAAAGAACCACTAAATATTGTCAATGCACTTGCAGCAGAACTACTTGCTGCTTGCAGTGTTGTATAAGAGCCAGATGCAACCGAACCACTTACACCATTTTGTGTTGCTGCATTACCACCGGTTACAGTAATATCACCTGCTATTTCCAAACCACTACCATTCCATTTTAGATAACGATTACCCGCACCATTTACTATTGAAAATCTACCAGTAGTTCCACCGGCTCCACTTGGTTGTTCGTATATTCCTAAAAATATACCAGGTCTTTCATATCCAATAACTGCTCCACCTGGATTTAACGATGTACCAGAAGTTCCAGATGTACCAACGGTTGCATTCTGTCCAATAGCAATATACGGGTCAGTTCTACCACCAGCAATTACAATATTTGCAAATGCCCCAGTACCATTTTTAGTACCAACATTAATTGTATTTTTAACATACGATTCTTCAAATATTGCAATCTTAGCTGCTACAAAAAATTCTTCTTGTCCTAAAAATTCCCAGAAATCAGGTTGAGTATCAGGTTGCTTCGCACCAATCAAAACAAATCCAGAAGGTGGTGAACCACCAACATAAAATGTTGATGTTGTTGGATTATTATATGTGTTAGGACCAGAACCACTAACAGCTGCGTAATAGTTTGTAGTACCAGGTACTGCATTATAAATGGCCGCATCTCTACGATTGTTAGTAGTTTCAACTTGCCCAATATAATCCGTTTGGTTACTCCATTCACCTCTCATCACAATACCAGGTCCAACCGCTCCTTCAAATTGAACTGATAAAGATTGTGTTTTAAATAATGTACTTCCCGGTCTTGATATACTTCCAGAGTTGTATTCACAATCTATTTGATAAACAATTTCACCAGTTAAATTATTTTCAGGATCCACCCACCCAACAATTGGTGGCATGTATGCGGGATTTCCTGGTAATACCGCATTTGGTGTATTGTATGGAGATGGTAATGTTAAGTGAGTTGAATATGAAAGTATAGAAACTTTGTATTGATTTGGATAACCAACTTCATCGTATGCATCCCATTGTGGACCAGTAAATCCGCTTGGTTTATGTGTTAGTTCCGTATTACCTCTATATGCTTTAATTACATTTCCGGTTGCATTAAATTCTAATTCTCCAGACACTCTATATACAACTGCAGAATTTTCATTTTGCATATAAGCGTTATATGGAGCTGGTGGTGTAAACTGAACTGATAATGATTGTGTTACAAATTGTGTTTGTCTATTATTTTCAAAATCAATTTTATAAACAATTTCTGCGGATTGTGAAACTCCCCATTTTTTGTTACATTTTCTAATTGAGTTGTACCTTTAAATGTTGTTAATCGTATTGCAGTTCCATTTAAATTTTTTGTCCAAAGGTCTCCTGATATAGATGTATTTTCGTTAGTACCAACTATTTTATACGCATCTGCTCCTGCTTTTATACCAGCTATTGTTAATTGACCTTCTGCTCTAATTGGTTTATTGCCAGCTGCATATGGTGATACTCCATCAGAATCACCATCCCAAATTTTTACTTTCCAAGTTTTATTTTCATTAGGCCCAGCTGCATCGGATGCATCTATATTAAGAATTGCTTCTCTAGAACCAGCTGTTGTTTCTGGGTCTGGCCCTTGCCAAGGAACTTCACTACCATCGGTATCAATATAATACCATCTAAACCAAACAGAACCAGTTGTATTAAATGCCGTTGCAATTAAATCAACACCACCTTCAGGTGTTGTTTTAAATCCATCTCTATTATAGTTTATTGTATAAGATGATGCTTTTAAATCAACTGAACGAGCATTTGGTGGTGCTACATTTTTTGTAAATGTTTGTGTTCTTTGATAAATTGATGATGTATATAAATGCCCAGCTCCTAATGCAAAAGGATAAACTTGAATTGTATAAATTGCACTACCTGATACATATGGGTAATCAAATCTATTAAAGTTTAAAGTTGCAGTACTTAGGGATGATGATGATAAAGAACCCGTTCTTATATTCCAAATATTTCCTTGTCTTGTCTCAACTGAATTTATTCTCCAAGTACCAGGTGCCGCAGAACGAGTTGTGAAAGTAAGAAAATCATCTCCCTCTTTTACAACTATTGTTGTATTTGCATTTGCATATGAAGAAACATATCCAACTTCATCAGCTGGTAGTGCTACCGATGTTGGTGATATTACAATTTGAATTGGTGGTGCTCCTTCTAATGTTTTATTATATTGTTGTACATAACTTCCAGTGTAAACCGAAGATGTGTAATATGGTTGTATTTCTAAATTATAAGTAACACTACCACTTAATTGTGTCATATTAGAAGCCGGTCCAATTCTTAAAGAACCAGTATTATCTTTATCAAATCCAGTTGGTGCTAATGAATTTAAAACTGTACCTGGAGTTATATCACTTCCTATTATAGAAGATTGTGCAACCCAGAATGTACCAGCAACTCTGCTTGATGTAAATGATAAATAACGAGAACCTTGCTTAAGTTTTATATCAGTTATTGAGGCAGAGTAACTTTGTACTGCGCCTCTTGAATTTGCATTTAAATTTACAACAGATGGTGTTACTTCATAAATAATTGTTTCATCTCCAGGTTTACCTTCTGGAACAATAGAAAATACTTTACTTACATTAACCGATTCCGATGAGTATGGTTCTAAATAAGTTGCAGTAATAGTAAGTGTTTTACTTTGTGATAAAGGTGAACGTACATAAGAACCCAATGGTAAAGATGGAACAATAAAATTATTATCATCAGTTGCTACAACACTTATATCAGCATTAACACTTGATGTATAATAATATAACCAATATTCAGGAACAAAATCATTATTAATAGACATCGATGGATATACAAATACCGATGCTGATATTGGATATAAATTAGTACCCCTTCTATAAAAAGATGCAGTTGCCGATGCTGATGGTGGTGTGAACGTTGATGCTAATCTTGGATTAATTGTAAACGTATCGTTATCATAAACAAAAACACCAGCATCCAATCCATCTAATAAATCGGTAAGAGTTAGTGTTGTGAATATTGATGATGAATAATTCTGAGAACCAGAACCTATTAAATAGATTGTTCTTTGTCCATCAATAGAATCTCTATTGAATATAGCATTATAGTTAAGTTCTTTAGAACCACTTAAACCAGGTGAAACTCCTTTTAAAAATCCACTAGCAGATGCCTCACTTAATAAAAGATATTGTGAGCCAGATAAAACGTGCATTTGAACTAATGAACGGCCAGCTGGTAATCCTGCTCTTAAATTTATTTCATTTATACCATCAATACGGATAGCTTGAACTTCTAATGAACCAGATGGGTCATTGTTTCTAATTGTAGTACCTCTATAAGGTCTAATTTCATAGTTTACACCACCCTTACCATCAACAACTCTTGTAATTACAATGGTATCTGTAACTCCTTCACATTCTCCTGTAAATTCTATAAATTGAACCGGAATATCTTCTCTAGAACCCGTAAAGTTTTCAACTGTTAATCTTGCCGTATCTAAATTTCTATCTAATAATAGACCAGGAAATTGACCGGGTGTATATTGTGATTGTGAAAGTTCATTGTTATAAAAATCGAATGAACGAGATGTAAAGTTTACTGAGCCAGTCAAATAACTTTTTACAATATCAATGAATATTGTTGTTGGTGGTACCGGATTTCCGAATCCAGATCCAGAATCGAATTGAAAATATAAAGATGATGGGATTAATTCTAAACTTTTATTAATTACATTTAAATTACCACCATCAAAAGTTTTACTTTCTTCAACAATAACAGGAATATAGTTATTATTTATATCGTAAAATTGAAATCTAAAATCAAAGGTTTCTCTAGGTAATGTTCTTGGGATTGGTTGAATAAAAGATATTTCATTTGGTGAAAATGAACTTTCTTGAGATGCTCTTAAACTTAAATCAGAAATATACCAACCAGTTCCCCTTACCTCAACATATAATTTAGCATTATCAATTTGCTCAGATTGGAAATTAGATGTTATTTGAGATTTTTGAAGAATACTATTATCAGATGTTACTGTCAATATGGTTTGAGATACTGCAGTAGTAACATTATTTGATGTTCTAGAACCACTTATAAAAAATTTAATATAATTTGCAGGTGAAATATTTTGCTGCAATCTAGTATTGAATGTTAATGTGTATTCCACACCTTCATTTATGTCCAATGATTTGGATGTATAAAAATAATTTGCATTTACTGCATTACCATCCAACTTAACGGAATTATATAAAAAATTTTGATTAAATTGTGTTGTTAAATCATTTGAAGAAGTTATCCAATAGTTTTTAAAATTAAATTGGTCAAATATACCATAGTATTCTTCATTCTTTATAGTTGATTCTAAATCTTTTAATATTTCATTAGATTCTAATTGTATTTCTTGAATAAATTGATAATCAGCTAAATCAGATTGAGACCTTCTATAAATTTTAACTCTAGCAACATCACCAACAAAAGTTTCTAAATCACTAATATTAATTTTAGCAAAAGAACCAGTTAATGCTGTTTTTAAATTATCAACTCCTTCTACATAATTAAAAGATGCGGTGTATCTTTGGTTTACAAATGATTGTACCAATCCATTAACTGAATATGGTGTTTGTAATGTTAAATCGGTTTTACTAATTACATCATCTACAACAGAATTAAATCCTAAATCAGTAAATTCAATAGTAGTTCCAGCAATTGAACCGGTCCAAGCACCACCATCATTTATTTGAATAAGATAGTTTGCAGGTAGTGAATAATCCGTAAGTTTTTCACCTTCACCGGGTACTTGCGGAAAACCATCAACACGACCTTTTTGAGTTACAGTAGTTACAATATTTGAAAATATTGGTTTAACAATTTCGTTAATAAAAACATTAGGTCTTCTATAAAATCTTACTTTATCTTCATTTGAAAGTAATCTATTAACTTGAAATGTTCTTTCCCATTTTAAATTGTAAACATTTTGCCATTCTTCTGGTACTTGTTGTACTATACCATTTTCATCAACATATGTTTTTAATTCACCTAATATTGTAATCTTTGCGCTACCAATTGGAGTATCTTCATAAACATAAACGGCAACTAATTTAGATGTACCTTCATAATATTCAGGCACACCATTACCAGGTTCGTAGTAAATAGGGTTACCATTTACATCCAAAATTTGAATTTTAATTTCAGTAGATTCTTTTAAATGCTCAGAACCTTCAATAAGAAATCCATTCTTACCACCAGTAAACGTATCTTTAAATTCTGTAATTTTAAAATACTGAGAATTTCTAGCCGTATCGGTTATATAAGTTTGAAATAAAGTTAAATTTTGTGTTAATACGTCTGCGTATTTTTTTATTACTGCCATTTGTCTTTTTATTATTCTAAGATAAATATTTACATAAATTTTTTATGTTTATAATTATTAAAGAATTCTAAAGAAAACTAAAGAACTATATGAAAAAATACGCAATGATACAAATTGATGCTGAAATACATCATTTATTAAAGGAATTTTGTAAAGAGAAGGGATATAAAATAAATGGGTTAGTAGAAACCCTTATAAAAGAAAAGGTAGAAGCTTCAAAGAAACCTCTACCCAAAAATATATTACCAGTTAATTCTAGAACTTAATTTTAGAGAAACCGTCTATCTTTTTAATTTCAATAAGCCCATCTACAATATCTCTCATTTGTTCTAAGTGAGAAATTACCCAAATGAAATCAAATTG